ATCCGTGTCCACCGACTCGACCTGCGGGATGTTCCGGCAGTCGCAGCCCGGGTGGCGGAGGAACGCCCTGCTGGCTGTGGTCTCCTTGCCCGCGAGGATTACGCAGCGCCCGCAGGATGGCGGCACGAGCATGCGCACGTACCAGGTGACCCGGCGGGCGTGGCCGGCCATCTTCTCGGCCGTGCGGCCCGTGTCGGACAGGAGCGTCCCCGTCGCCATGGACAGGTAGGTGCCGCCCTGGGCGAGCGCCTGCGCGGGTGTCATGCCTGCCTCGACCGCGGTCTTGGCGTGCACCACCGCCGAGTACGCCAGCACCTCCGTCGGGACGCCGCTCCCAGCCGTCCCGACGAGTGCCGCCGGCTCGACGTCGTACGCGGGCGCGTAGAGGCGCTGGCCCGTGTCCTCGATGACCGTCGGCACGTACGCCAGGGCGCCGGTCGTAATGCGCTCCTGGGCCAGGTCCATCGCCGCCAGGATGCGGGGACCGACGGTGGCCCAGGAGGCGTCGAAGTCGCCTGTCATGCGGCGCCACGACCTCAGCACCGACGAGATCGCCGCGCCTGCCTCCAACCGCTGGGCCGTGGCGTACTCAGTCGCCGACGGCGGCAGGCTCTGCAGTGCCACCGGTCACTCCAGCCGCAGGCGGGGCATCCTTCTGGTTCTGCCCCGCGAGGTACGGGTCCTGAGCCGCTTCGCGGTCCATGTCAGTCATGCGCTTGCGCTGCTCCGGGGTGTAGCCCAGGTCGATGCGCGCCTGCTCGATCGGGAGGATCGCGAGACCGTTCTGAACCGGGGTAGCGAGCTTCATGATGGCGTCGGCCTTCTGCGCCACGGTCGGCGTGGACGGGTCGCGCCAGATGGTCTCCAGCGACCGGGCGCGGGGGTCCCACTCGCCGGTCTGGAACCGCAGCACCAGGCGCATGACCTGCTCCCACGAGCCGCCGAGGTAGGTCTGCTTGCGCTCGGCCCGCTTGACCAGTTGGGACTCAGACGACCGGATCGCATCCGCCGACGTCGGGTTCGCGTCGCCGCCAGAGAACGCCGTGTAGTGCGGCGGGAGGCCAGCGAGCTGGGCAGTGAGCTGGCCGAGCAACTTGATCGTGTTGTGGAACACGGCCAGGTCGGTCTCGTTGAACTGCCCGAACTTCGCGTCGGCGTTCTGCGTCGACCACAGCGTGCCGGCGTCACGCGACCAGGCGTTGAGCGGCTTGTTGTTCTCGTCGACGAAGTCCGAATCCTTCATGCCGGCCGCCCAGCGGCGCGGCATCGCGTGGTACTCGCCGGACACCATCATGTCGGTGCCCATCTTGTTCGCCGCATCGGCCAACGGGATGATGTCGGTGAACTCTGAGCGACCGTCCGGGCGTAGGATCCGCGGCTGGTTCACCAGCGGCACGACCGGCATGATCGTCTTGTCGTACTCGTCTGGCTTGCCGAGCTCCACCCAGCCCTTGCCGCCCTTGTTGAGGTACTCGCAGCGACGGCCCTGCGTGTAAAGCATCGCGTGCTGCTCGAGCGGGCCATTCGCGCCGACGTCACCGACGTCCCAGCGCTTCACAGCCTCGGTCACCCTGCGCGTCTTGGGGTCGCGGCGGGCGAACACCTGCATGGGCGACTCGATCGTCACCACGGGCGCGTCGTCCTTCGACTCGCCGGCGCCTACGAGCACGTAGGCGCGCGACAGGCCGATCGACTCGAAGTGGCCCTGCTGCGACTGCTCGTCGAGGTCGTTCGCCTGCCAGGTCTCCCACAAGTCGTCATCGCCCGACGAGTCGCCCGCGTAGCGGAAGCCCTCGACGTCCAGACGCTCCTCGAACGCGCCTGTCACGAGCCGCGGCCAGTTGATGATCAGGGCCGTGATCCGCTCACCGAACTCCTTCTGGAGCGCCGGCGCGATGAACTTGATCGGCTGCTCGTTCTCGAGGTAGGCGTCGTACGTCGCCAGGTTGCTCCGGGACCGGTCCAGCGCCGTCAGCAGGTTCATGAGGGTGTCGTCGAGCGCGGCCACAGAGCACCCCCATTCATCGTCGTGAGCGCACCACCACGGTGCGAGTCGTCTTGTCGGCCCAGCCCTCAGCGCGCTGGTCGGCCGCAGCCTCGTGAGCGAGCACGTCGGCCATGAGGATGTCGAACTTCTGCGTCTCGGAAGGCTTGCCGAGGATGTACTTGTCGCCCGGCTTGGCGACCTTCCGGGCCGCCAGGGCGTGCAGCTTCGCGGTCTCGTCGCCGTCGTGCGAGGTGACCCGCTCCGCCGTGTCCTCGAGGAACCGGACCAGCGCGTCGTACATGCGGGTGATCTGGTTCGTAGGCCACGTCACGACGACGTCGTCGCCATGCTCGGTGGCCCACTGGTCTGCTTGCGTCTCCCAGTGCCGCGGGTCCGCGTAGAAGCGAGCGACCGTGAAGTACGCGAAGATCTCGGCCACGGCCGCATTGACCTCGCCGCGCGGGATCCGGCCGCCCCACTCCTCCGGGTTCCAGAAGGCCGGCCGCTTGTCCGGGCCGTAGGTCGGCGTGAACCGGTACCCGTCGCGAGTCTCCGCCCGCAGCGCCGTCCAGTCGCCCGAGCGGGAACCATCGAAGCCCAGCGAGATCGCCGCGCCCTTCGGCACGACGCGGGGCTCGGTCGTCGCATCCCACAACTTCTCCGGCATGTACGAGCCGAGGCCCTGCACCAGCCGGTTGCCGAAGAACCGCTCCGCCTGCGTCGGGTCAGTCTCTACCAGCTCGGCAGCCTCAGGGTCGATCGCCGACGTGACATCCACCCACGGCGCGTCCGCGTAGACGTGCAGATGGATCTTGTGCCGCTCCCGCTTGTTCGCGTAGCTCAGGTCCGCCGGCGGCTTGCGGTAGTACCGGAAGATGTCCTTCGCCCGAGACTGAAACGCGATCTGCGCGGCGCTGTTCTCCATCGGGTCCCACGGGTTCGTGAGCTCGATAGTCCGGCCCTGCATGGCCGCGATGCCGCGACGCATGGTCTGCCAGGTGTCCAGCACCTTGTTCCGCGCCGTGTACAGCCCCGACTCGTCGCCCAGGCCACCCGTGAGGGGCTGGCCCAGCTTCGACTTCGCGGCCGCCGACAACGGCTGAATCTTGCCGCGGTTCGGCAGGCGGACGAAGCCCTCGCGCACGTGCACGAACTCCGACAGCGGCCCGTTGTGAATCATGGTCTGCAACGGCTCGTACACGTTCGCCGTCTGCGTCTCCGCGTAGGCCAGGAGGCCCAGCAGAGACTTCCTGCGCGGGACGCCCATCGCCTCTCCGGGCTGGTACTCGTACTCCCAGGCACAGCCGCAGCCGTGGTCCTCGCAGCGGTACAGCTCGCCGCCGACAGCCCAGCCGGCGAACAGGCTCGGGCCGACGCCCTCGTTCAGCAGCATTCCGGCGCCCCACGGCGACTTCCCGCACTTCTGCGGACCGACGATCACCGAACGGCGGTAGTGGAACGGCGCCAGCAGGCGCCGCGGGTCCACCTTCGCCTTCGGGATGATGCGGTAGTGGTTCGCCGTGCAGAACAGCTGCCAACCGTTGAACAGCAGCGGCTCGCCCTCGTACACGCCGCCGGGCACCTGGCAGTGCGCCTCTACCCAGTCGGTGGCGAGAAAGCCGAGCGTGTGCAGCGGGTCAAAGTCGAGGGCCAGATCCTCAGTTGCCACCGGGGACGGCCTTCAACCGGTCCCGGGACGACGAGCGCTTCGTGGTGGACGGCTCGGACCGCTCGGCGCGCTTCTCGCCGACCTCGTCGACAGCAACCGCCCAGCCCATCTCCGCCAGGCCGGCCGTTGTGAGACCGATCTGGTCAGCGAAGCGGTGCAGGCTGCCCTTGTCGGCCGCCGTCGCCTCAGAGCTCTCGCAGATCACGAACGTGCGGACCCACATGGCGATCGTGTTGATGCGCCACGACTCCGAAGGCAGGGACCACGCGCAGGCCTGCGGCGTGCGCCACGCCCACACCCACAGCTCGGCCTCACGGGCGGCGATATCGGCCGTCGCGTCCTCGTCGAGCACCTGGAAGCGGCGCTTGTCCTCGAACTCCCACCGGTACACCTTGCGGGGCATCAGCGGGAACTTGGGCACCGCGCCGTCGTAGCCCTCAGCGGGCAGCGCGGTCAGCTTGTAGCCACGACGGTCAGACCGGGCAGAGTCCGGGTTGGCCGCGGGGCCGGAACGGTTGCGTGCTCCTCCACGGGGCATCGTCATCACTCCTCGCCGGCGTCGCGCCGGATGGGGTGGCACCGCAGCATCGCGCTGCAGTGCAGGGTCAAGCGTTGGTCAAGGCCGGGGCAGACCGGGAAGTCTGAACTGTTCGCGCATCAGAGCGCCCTCCCCGGCGGTACTGCCGATCAGGGGCAGGGGGGTATCGCCCCTGGTCACAGCGTCGGGCGCGTCGCCCGACCGTTTGCATCATCGCAGGTCAGAGGCTCGCGTCGTTCGCGGTCGCGGCGCCTCGTCGCCCACCGTCGCCCGTGTTGCAGGGCACGCACTGCGGTCCGAGGTATCCGCCGTGCTCGTGGTCGTGTCCGAGCTGCCACATGCGACCGGTGATCACGGTCGGGCAGGTCGCACAGACCACGTATTCACCGTCGTCGATGCGTCGTTGCCAGTCGGCTCGCAGCTGTTGGTGTGCTGTGCCGTAGCCGCGCTCCGTGCTGGCCTGCGTCACGACGCCCGCG